CTCAACTGCATTGTTGGCATTAGTCGCCCAGTTTTGAATTGTTGTGCCTGATGGATTCAATCTAAACGGAGTATCAACAATAATAAATGCTGTTTGCTTTCTATCATTGTTAAGTGCAACCATTTCATCTAAAAGCTCTGGATAGCCTGGTGCCGAAATTAAGTTATAGAACCTTGATTCTGCTCTAATATCATCATTGCTTACCATTGCATCTGCCATTGCTTTTACAATAACTTTTCTTTGAGATTTTCTACCCATGTAAGGTACACCAGCTGTATCAACACCTGATGCTGAAACCCAAGTATTACCGTTATCTGTACCATCAAATTCATAATTTGTTGTGTACTTCTTAACTGAGTTACCTGATAATCTCATATTGAAAAGTAAGATACCATCTGGGAACGTTGACGGATCTGGTGAATCAGAATCCATATCAGCAAATTTCATTCCCCAACCTTGTTCGTCTAAATCTGCACCTGACGGATCGCCGCCAGCATCTGCAAATACAACACCCATGTCAGATGATTGATCGCTGTTGTCTAATAGTACCCATTTGTTTGTTGTACCGTTATATTTGTAAATTTTTGGATATACATCTAACTCATCTGTATCAATCCAAATATCGCCATCACCTAAACCTGTTACACCATCTGATTTTGTAGTTGGTGCAGAAGTTACCATCTGAAGGTCTCTTAAACCGCCTGATGCTACTGATGTGTTGTCAAATTGATCTTTTGAGTTTGCGTATGCTAACCATTTCATTGTACCGCCGCTGTTTTCGTTAATGTAGATATCAGCTGAAATGTTTGTGTCATACCACATTGTACCATTTACTGGATTTCTTTTTGGAGCTGAAGTCGAAGCTTCAAACTGCAAGTATCTAAACGGTGAAGCATATACAGTTAATGACGCACCACTTGAAATAAAGAAGTCCGCAAAACTGTCTTGATCGTTGGCCTTACCTGCTACTGTATCATCAAAACCTAAGTTTTGTACAGTTGCACCTTGTGTAGTACCTGAACTTGCACCATCTTCAATCCAAATTGCTTTACCTAACGTTCTAGAAAGTTTTAAGTATTTTCTAGAAGCTGATAATTCAGTTTTCTCAGCAACAATACCATAACCTTGTAAAGTTGCATTGTTGTTAATACCTGCAACAATTTCATCTAGTGTTACTGATGAACCAGCACCGCCTGCCGCTGTTACTGTGACATCCTGACCACATACTGAAAAGATTATTGATGTATTGGCACCTGTTAAATTTACACCTGCGTGTAATGAACCCCAGCCTTCTACGTGTGCTGATTGCATTGCCGCTCTTTTGATGTTGAATATAACTTCAGGTGAACCTGAGATAGCACCCTTTGATTGTGAATCATCTGTTGGTGCTGTAATTTGAACTGGTAATGCTGTTGCAATCCAGTCGGCATCATCTACGTCATCAAATTGTGCGTAGAGATTGCCTACGATCATATCATTTGCTACTGCGTAACTGTCGTCATTTGAAAATACAGGTACTTGTTGTAGTTGCCACGTTGCTGTTGAGGCATTGTATAGATATGCTTTAATGTCCATACCGTTAGATACGGAATTTGTTTTTACCCAAACGTCATATTTGGTTGAGCCGTTAGTTGGTTTGTTTGCTCCTAAACCTGTCTTGATTTGAACTGTACCATTTGAACCACTGATTGAATTTGTAGCTGTGACCCAAGAACTTGAACCAACTACTTCCCAAGAACCATTTAACTTTTGGTATAACTTAACAGGAACGTTACCTGTTAAAGCCACTAAAGCATAATCGTCTGCTTGTCCAAAAGACGCAATAGGTCTAAAGTTGTCAGCTGAGTCAATAACTCTTGAACCAGTTACTCCTGGTTTATCTGATAGTACTGTTGGCTCTACTACATCCCATGAAGATGTTGTTGTGTTCCAAGAGTGAATACCAAATTTTGAATTTGACGTATCTAACCAATACGTACCATCTGCTGGTGCTATAGAAGGTGCAGTTGCTGAACCTTCTAGTTCATCAAGATTAACATTAGCTCGAACCACGTATGCTCTATTGGCTATTCCCAAGAATTGATAAGCGGCTAGTAAACCATATTCATTTCTTTCATCTGCGTGTAACGGTGTACCTGCTACTGATTGAAATGACGGTGTACCAAACGTATTCACCAACTCTCTTTGGCTTGTAATTAAAAAAGGTTTTTCAACGTTAGTTGCTGTTGTACCTGATGCAATTCCTGAACCGGCTGAGTCTGGTTTATCTTGACCTGTAGCAATAAACACTAAAGGTACAGTACCTTGACCGGAAGGAGCATACATAGATTCATCAACGACTGAAACTGAAACACCTGGTGAAACTAGTTCTGGCATAGTGAAATCTCCCTACTCTTATTAATAAGTCTTTGAGTATTATCTGTAATACTCTTATATGTTATATTTATTATATTATAGCAAAAGGCACCGATTATATTTGCCCTTTAAAGGTAATGACAACCGGCAAAACCAATAAATATTGATATGAATACAACACACATAAGACCGCTGTGTATAGAGTGTAAAACAAGGCCAGCGGCATACAATTACACAAGAAAGAATAAGATACACTATCGTAAAAAATGCGATCAGTGTATACGAAGAAGTTCTGGCAAGATAACTTCAATTATGCATAGTTGGCAAAAAGCAGGTTATCGTAAAAAAGCTATTTGTGAAAAATGCGGATTCAAAGCTAAACATCCTGCTCAATTAGATGTATATCATGTTGATGGTGATCTATCAAATGCTAATTGGAATAACTTAAAAACTATTTGTGCAAATTGTTCTAGAGTAAAATCTAGAGAAGAAGTAGGGTGGGCACAAGGTGATTTAAAACCTGATTAATGCTTTTTAAATATAGTACCAGATGTAAGTTCAGCTACTCTATCTTGTAGCTCTGGTAAAGGGCAATCATTGTCTATTGTCCAGTCAACTTTGCAACCTAACCAGTCCCATTCAGATCTATGTATACCAATTTCTTCTAAAGACTGTAAAGCAAAGATATCGCCTGAGCAGGCTTCAATAGCTGTTTCGTGCCAGTGTGGTTCTGGACCACGTTTAATTCTAATAATTTTACCACCTAGAGATTTAATTAAATTTACTTCATTTCTAAATCTGCAATCTGTAATAACTGTGGGTTTTTGTCCTGATGCTACATATCTTTGTTCCATGCTATGCAACCATATGTTAGGATTAAAGCCTTCTCTAAACACTTCAGTACCAATGTATTGTAGTGCCATACGTGGGCTGAACTTTTTATTACCTAGTTTTGATCCCCACCATGCATCTGGCATTTCTCTGAATGTTCTACTTTGATCAGATCCACCCTCAAGCATATTTCGTGGCCATCCAAATATTGCTGAACACACATCTTTAAGTGGTCCTGCAAAACTGTCAGAACGAAAGCCTTGCTCTATAAAATAGTTAGCGACAGTATTCTTACCACTGCCCATAAATCCTACTAATCCGATAATCATAATATTATGCTACTACAGTTAGGAAATTTTGTCAACTTTTTTTTACCAATTTATCCAATTACGAATGTAAGTGGATCTTCGCCGGTACCGTAAGTTTCAATTTCTCTTTCTAGTTTTTCAATGGCCTGCATTGCTTCTTGTTTTAGTGTATCGCCATTTAATGATACTCCACCTTGAGCACCAGGTAAACTTGCAAATTTGCTATATGCTTGTCCTAACATCATTTTAGCCTGTGCTAACGCATAATCACGTAACCAAGGTTTTGCGTATCTATCGCCAAGCAATGATTCTTCTGGTCTATTCATAAAGCATTGTAATAATACGTTTTCATCTCTTCTTGGTCTACGCATTATTTGTAATTTTCTTGAATGTTGGTGATATTTAAAATTAATATATCCGCCAAATAATCTTCTTACCATTTCACTAAACTGATTAAATGCGTCCCATGTCATTAGTCCACCAATTCTACCAGCTTGTAAAAAGTATAGGTTTGTATATGCTAATTCAAACGGATCAATATCAACGCCACCTGAAGTTGTTCCAGCAACACCTCTTCTAAAAATTTCTCTAACTTCTATTACTTCTTCTGGAAGTGTGTATTCGCCAACATCTGTTTTAATTTCTAAAAAAATATATGACTCTTCAGTTGATTGAGAACTCTTTTGTCTATATTTGTCTAATGATAAGTCAATTGCTTGATTGTAGTGCTTTGGATCAAGCTCTACATCAACCATACCTTCACCTAGTATGTTACGAATTTCTTCGGTTATTTTTGCTCTGTTTGATTGAGTGTTTGCCATATTAATATCCTATATACAAGTATTTATTTCTTTCTCTGGTGTAGTATGTCTCTTTCGATTGTAGTAAATGCACCATAATGACTACATTGTTTTACACATTTGTTAATATACAGCTCGTTATCAGGATCTCGCCAACTTTCTGCTAGTAAACGACCATAATATTCGCCACCTAAAATTTCTTCCCATGAATGCGTTCTAATGTTATTCCACCCCAAACCAAATTTTGTTGTTAATGATCTTAGTATTGATTGATCCTTAATTGCTTGTTTAGAATCACCAGGTGTACGAAGTATTTGATGAAACCAACAGCAGGGCCATACTGTACCATCATAACCTAAGAATGCTCGGCTTGAATGTATTAATCTACATTTAATTGTTTTTGCTAATTTGTTTTCTTTTACAGTTTTTTTATTATCAAAAACTTTTTTATCTAATAATTTTGCGTGTTTATCTACTTGTGAATGTTTATATTTTTTATCTTCTGGTGCATTAATTTCAATTACTTTAGTCTCAATTTTACCGTTAACCTTTTGTTTTATTTTAGAAACCCAAGGTTCTTTATTTCTTGTTGATTTTCTAACTGCAAAAGTAATAGGAATACTTTCAGCTTCTTGCCTTGCTAATTCAACTTCATGTTTGTTGTGTTCAAAAACAAGATACTGCCATGTACCACGTCCACCAGCATCCATATATGCTCTCATATTGTTTATTGCTTTGTCAAAGTTTACATTTACTCTATAAAAATGATTTGTTTCTCTGTGACCATCTAAGTTCCAATATACTTTTAATCTCTGTATACCATTTACTTTTTTACATTTACTACCTAACTTGGCCCACCAATCTGTTGTTTGAATTCCGCCATTTGTTTGTATATGAACTCTTCTTGCTCCTGACTCAATTAAGTAATCAACAATTTTATCTAAATCTTTGTGCATTACAGGATCACCATACACACCACTGAATAACATATCTTTACCTTTAATTACATGAGGAGGTACACCTTTAACAAAATCTTCATACGGAAAATCTTGTACATGAATGTCCGGAGTCGTTTCGCCATCAACTGTTCTCGAACAGCCTGGACATCTTGCATTACACTTTGAAGTAATTTCAAGTTCTAGTTCTTCCATTCTATCTAATAAACTAAACATTAACTAAATCCTCAAATCTGTAACACATATCTTTTGCTGAATATTTTCTTGCTTTATCATAATAATTTATGAGATGCATAGTGTTTTTAATACTGACACCTTTTAAATTTACATCAGATTTTAATATATTTTTTATGCCTAATAAGTTTGTGTGATTCATTGGTGTTGACATATAAGGCAAATTACTTATATCTTCTAGTTTTTCTAATACTTCAAATCTAATTTTTTCTGGCACTAGTCCCCAATGTAATGGCAATGGTTTATTAACTAATATAGGATGCCACATAGTAAAACCAACATCAGACCCATACTGCAATATATCGGGCAGTTGTACTAAATTTAAGAACTGTACAGCGGGGTTTAGCTCGGTACGTATGTTATTGTACCCTTTTTGTTTATATGCTTCTATAAAGGTCTCATAGTTGTAAGATATCTTTGACCATTTAGCAGGCCAACGTATATAATCAAATGTTGTTCCTAATCCATCTACAGAAGCATGAACATCAAAAACTTTAAATCTTGACATCATGTCTACTAACTTTGTTATATCAGTTGTTCCATTTGTAACTAATACTATTGTAATATTTTTAGCATAAGATGTTTTTGATAACTTATCTAAAAATTTAATTGCACCTGGCAATAGTAAAGGTTCGCCACCTGTCATTTTTATTCTTCTTAACGATGATGCAAAGGTTAACATTTCTTCAATGTGTTGTTCTTTAAAGTCTGTAAAACTTCCTGTAGCCTCCATAAACTCTTTTACGTTCTCTGGGTAAGGATTTCTTATTTCTTCTTTCAAATGTAATGATGACGAATGACTATTACACATAATACAAGCCAAGTTACATTTGTTACCAAACTTAATATCTAAAGATACAATTCTTTTTGCACCTCTTCTTTTTATTTCACTCATTAACCTAGGATTATTTTTAGCAAGATTTGTAATTGCATTTACCCTTTTACTCATAGTATATGCGCCGCGATCTTCATAGTCTGTACATCTCTTGCATAATGGTTGATGTTGGTCTTTGAGCATCATCTGTCTTGCTTCATTTAACTTTTTATCATGTACCCAACCTTGTAAAAGACTGCCATATTCTTTTGTGATATCATCAGTTAGTCCATCAGAATAACAACATAACTTTGTCATTCCTTGTGCCGTGTTTGCTATTTCTGTGAATGGTAGTGGGCAGAAATTTTTGCCGTAGTCTTTCACTAGTTGATCGTAGTCAGTCTTTTTCATACTAATATTTAACCGTACTGTTTTATGGCTTTTAGTAGTATGATATTCTTATGAAACTTAGGTATAGGCTCGTATTTTTTACCAGGAAGTGCATCAATAATATTCAACATTTGACGCCAACCATGCTTCTCTGATATTTCTTTTAGTGTGGTTTGTGGATCCGCTAACGTCTTCATTGCTGAACGTTCTGTGTCCCAATTTGATATTTGATTACCATTAACTTTTATTCCATGTAAGTTATCGCAGTAAAATACCATTAATTTTCTAGTTGTGGCATTTATGGCTACTAGCACCTTAGATTCTAAAATTTCCACCGGATTTATGCTTTTAACACCCCAGGATTTATGCTCTGACATATAACGTAACTTTTTAACAACATC